GTGCAGCTCCGAAAGAACCTCGTAGGAAAGCCCTTCTCGCTTTCCGGTCTGGCCGGTGCCAGACCAGACTCTCCGAATCTCGATCTTCGGCGCTCCGTAGGTCTTGCCACCGTCCGCCGAGTACGACGCGACGTAAGCTCGCACCTGCCCGTCGAGAATCTCGAAGACCGGGCTGAAGAGCTTCTCCTTCACCTCGACAGTCGCCATAACTCACCTCCACGTTAGGGTTGCACTCGACGGCGACACACAACTCCCTAAACCCGAATTGTCAATCAGACCGCAACTGGCCACGTTGCGGCCGTCGCAACTGTCGCCGCAAAAGCTAACGGCCAGGGTGTCCGCCGTCAAGTCCGACGCCACAAGTCCATGCGGCGCAACGACTTGCGGCGACAAAGCGCGGCCCGAACAAACGCCGAAGGGGGTCGCAGCGTGCAGGCGTGCGTGCAGGCGTGCGCGCGGTGAGTCGGGGAGTCATGGGGAGACACGAGACAGGAGACCACGTTACTTCCCACGGAGGTACAGAGAGTGAGTCTCTTATCTCGTTCTCGCTACGAGAGATGCGAGACCACGACATAGCAGGTACCTTGCTACGCCGAGACTCTCTCCCGCGCGCGCGGAGTCTCACGCGCGAGGGAGCGCGAGCCCGGGGGGCGCCGTGGAGCATGATTGCTACCCTTCTCCGAAAAATCACACACCATCTCACACTCTTCTGGATGTCCACTCTTGACCACTCTCATTCCACAAACCTCGGAGAAGTGCAAAGGCTGGATGGGTCCCATAAAGGAGGTGGGTCCTTCTGGAATATGCAGCGTGGGGTGAAAAAAGATTCAGTAGACCAGTTCGAGAGAGCTCGCCTTCGGGCGAGCCGGATACGTCTTTGGGCGAGCTCTCTCGAACGCGGTCATTCGTCGCGGGCCGTGGGCATCTGGTTGTAGAGCAGGGGGACGTCCTTGTCGTCCTCCTCGATCCAGGAGTGGCCGCAGTTCTTGCACGTGATGGTGACGTAGCCGTCGTGGTTGCTCTTGTAGCGCAACTTCCTCTGGTTACAGATGAAGCAGCGCGGCGGACCGCCGAGCGTCGTGGCCATGGCTGTACCTGGGGTTGTGGTGCGAGCCCACGAAGACGATGCCGCACCTCGGGTTACAGCAGTGGAAGAGAGCTTCTTTGTTCTCGTTCCAAGCGTAGAAGGTGCCCGTGAGGAGTTTGCAGCGTGGGCATTCCTTGCTGCGGATGGCGGTACGCATGGTTTACTACAAGAGGTGAGGTCGAGGGGCTGCGAGGGCGGTGGATTGGGAAATGAGGAAGCCCTAACGTGGAGGTATCCCGCAAGCCCCTCGACCTTGTTTCCAACCTGCGGGGGCTGGGTTGAGCACCCCAGCGAGTTCCCGTTCATGAGTTAGGGTTCATGCCAAATCAAGCAACCCAGCCCCCTCGTTGGCTAAATATAACTTGTCATGGGCTCAATTCAAGGGGTGTTGTCCTGGACGCGGCCAGTGATGTGCATCTTGATGCGGTCCCAGCTCGCGCCGGCGCGTCGTTGCTCTTTGATCCACTGGAGCGTGGGGCCTCGGAGCTCGGGTGGGTACTTGCTGAGGATTTCCGAGACGTCGGCGGGCAGGTTCTCGGGGGCGTTGTTGGGGTTGGGGCGTGGTGGGGCGACGAAGCCGTCACGCCGCATGGAGGCGATCGTCTCGTAGGCGGTATCGAGTTTCTCTTCGAGCTGCTCGATCCTCGCCTCGGCTTTTTCGAGCGCTGCCTGTGCGGCTTTCGCTTCCGCGCGGGCGCGCTCGTTCCTGCCGTAGAGCCATGCGGCGAGGGCTAGCGTGAGGATCGTGGTGCTCAGGAGAAGTACGGCCATCCTAGTCCGTAGATCCGTAGACCCAGGAACTCGATCTCTTCGAGGAGCGGTGCGGTGTTGTCGGCATCGCGGTGCATGGCCCAGAGGAGGCGCAGGTAGTCGGAGCGCGGGAGCCCGAGCCGGACGGGCTCTCTCCACGAGCCCAGGTCGTACTTGCGCAGCGTGCGCGCGATCTGCTCGACCGCATGCTGGACCCGCTCGATGCCGTACTTGCTATCCTCAGCCACGATGGTTCCGCCCGGCGCACGGAACCGCATCTTCACCGTGTTCATTCGACCAGCCGCAGGTGACGCCGTTTCATCAGCCGGTTCCTCGTGCGAACGATCATTCGATCGAGAATCTGGTCACGAAGATGCGGACCGAATTGGTCCGCCAGTACGTCCAGGAGCTCATCGACCGCGTAGACGAGTAGCACGGTGGCAGAGAGCTCGCTGCTGATCCCTTCGGCCTCCAGCTCTTCTAAGAAGCCAGCCAATCGGCCTTCTTCCTTGGGCTGATGGGTGTGAGCCTTCTGCTGCATCTGTGAAACCTACCGCTACGGGTGGAACGTGGTTGCTCCCCGGCCTTGCGGCGTCGAGCAGCGTGGCCAACGAGTGCGCCCGTTCGGGCCACGGATGTTTGGAGTGATGAGAAAAGGGCGGCGGAGGAGATTAACATCCATCACGGGCCGTTGTCAACTTCGCTACATCCCTCTTTCAGGTCTTGTCGCACCCCCGGCCCGCCCGCCGGGCGCGGATCAGCGCGTGCGCGAGTTCCGTGGTGAGCCGCTCGTCGTGCATCCGGTAGAACTCCCGTAGCGTCTCGCCGAGATCGTCTTCCTCAGTATCGACTTGGTCGATGAGGTCGAAGAGAAGCCGCCGCTCTGGGTCCCGAAGCACGTGGATGAGCTCGTGCAGCACGATAGCTTCGAGGAAGTCATCGTCGTGCAGGGCGAGATCCGGGAAGTAGCGGATGGCGAAGCGCTTGTATTCCCATTGCATCTTCTCTACTTCCGCGTACGTCTTCCCGTCCGGCTCCTCGCAGACGTAGCTCTGGTCGGTCCAGTCGCCGAGCCCGAGGATAGGCATCCATTCCGCGTGGAGCGCGCGGATGCGCTCCATAAGCTTCGCGCGGCTCACGGCAGAAGTCCCCGGTCGTGGAGCGCGTACAGCACCTTCCTTACTCTCCTGCATTCCTCCTGCTTCACGTAGGTCGGAAGATTCTCCCACGGGATCAGATCCCAGTCGCAGTCCGCGCACAGGTCCCCGCACTCGCCCGGGCTGTGCCGGCCTCGCTCGCGCCGCGCCTCGATCCGCGCCTCGTGCGCTTCTTTCGAGAGCGCTTCCACCAAGTCGTCGTCCACTGCGGCGATCGCTTCTTCCATAACCCATTCTCCTCGTTGTAGTGATTTGCCAGCCGGCGTGTCGCGGAGCGTGTCGACCGGGATCTGGACGAGCCCGCTCTTTTCTGCGAGCTCGATCCCGACCGCGCTCCAGCCGCTCACGGGAAGGTTCTCCTCCAGCCGGTCGAGGAAGCTTCGTGCGGCCTTGAGTGCGGCGCCGTAGGCCAGGCTGCTCTTATCGACGTACGCATGGAAGCGGTGCTCGCCGTCGGAAGGGACCTTCGCCTTCCCCACGGCGAACGAGCCGCCTACGCGGATCTGGAGAAACCCACCCCTAGACGTCGAGGATGTCGTCGTGCGTCCTCGGCGGTCGCTCATAACGTTTCCGGAAGCGTTCTCGGTCGAGCTCGGCCCGTTCGTCGCCGGTGAGCACGGGGCGTCTTGGAAGCTCCAGCTCCTTGCTCGCCGGCGCGAACTCGTTCACGAAGTATTTCAAGGCATCGACGCCGTGGTCGTCCCGGTCGACGGGCCGCTCCTTCTTGTTCTTCGCCGGGTCGACGTGCTCGTCCCAGACGAGATGCTCGACCTCGCGGATCAGGTTCTCGCAGGTCTCGAAGATCGTGAGCGTGCCTGCGCTGAACATCGAGTTGATCGTCTCAAGCCCGGCGCCGGCGTTGTTCGCCCGCGCGATGTAGATCCCGTGGTCCGCATACCGCTGCCGGACCGTCTTCATCTCCTTCTGGGTCCGGTTCGCCATGGAGGGATCGCCGATCGTGCGGTAGAGCCGGACGGTGCGCTTGATGAACTCCTCCGTCGGCGTCCAGTCCGGCATCTCCATGCGCCGAAGATCCGAGCCCGTGAGCCCGAGCGCGTGGTAGTCGATCCGGGCCGAGATGTCGTGTATCCGCCGCGCATGGTGGTCGATCGTCTTCTCGGCCTCGTAGTGCTCCGCGTAGACCCAGACGTGTCGGTCCGGATCGACCGCGATCCACAGCACCGCCGTCGGGTTCCTGACCCCGTGGTCGATCGAGCGATACCTCCGCCACGAGGGCGGGATGCGGAACGGCTTGCAGGTGTTCCGCGCACGGCTGAACGCATCGAAGACGTAACTGCCCGCCTGCGCCTGGTAGTCGATCTCGTACTCGCGCTTCCACTTGTTGCTGAGGATGAGCTCCGTCTCATCCCCGCACTCCGGGCAGCTCTCGTCCTCGATGCCCAACGGCCTGTCGCACGAGCGGCAGATCCGGTAGCAACCGAGGTCGCGCTGCTCGTCGATGAGCCAAGCCCGTCCCTCCTCCGTGAGCGGGTCCTTCTTCGGGTCGGCTTCGTATCTCAGCGTGACGACGAGAAAGGGGTTCCGGGTGTTCTGGTACATGGAAAGCCCCCGCCCCACCACGACCCGCTGCCCGGGCTTCGGCAGCTCCCAGGTAGGCTCAGCGAGGAAGGTGTCCAGCTCGCTCACTTCTTCTTTTTCTTCGTGCCGGGCTCGCCGTAGTAGTTGATCTCGATCGCGAACTTGTGCTTCTCAGCCTCTTCACGGGTGTCGTGGCAACCACCCTTCACCGGCTCGTTCGTGCCCTTCTTCACGACGCAGTACTTGTCGCCGATCTTCTTGACCTCCCACGGCATCACTACCTCAACTCGCGGTCGTGCGTGATCGACTCGAAGAAGCCCGGATTCGCCGTCGAGACCATGATGTACCAGGCGTCCTTGTCGAGCGTCGGCGCGGTCGCAGCGTAGGACTCGCTCGCCTGCTCCTGGAACGCGGCCTCGTCGCTGAAGACGAGCGTGCTCGTGTACTGGCGGAGAATGTCACCGCCCTGCGGGATCGCCTGGATGTGGCTCCGGACCGCGTTTGCATTCACGAGATCGTCGAAGCCCTCACCCTCGACGCCGAAGAAGGCGCGGTCCTCCTTCCGCCACGTGAAGTACAGGTCGAGATAGAGCGCCTGGCCCGGCCGGCCGGAGTTCAGGTTGATTGGGAAGCGCTTGCGCATCCACTCCGGCAGGCGGAAGTAGAGCTGGTAGATCCGGCTCAGACGGTCGGCCGCGTCCTGCTCCTTCTTTGACTGCACGAACGCCAGCACGTTCGGCCGGAACATCGCGACCCACAGCACGAACGCACAGACGATCCACGAGACCATCATCTGCCGCGACTTCTCGATCGCGATCCGACGGTGCTTCTGGAGGATGTCGGCGAGGTCGCGGATGTAGGGAAGTCGCGGGAACGGCTTTGCGAAGACGCTCGGGTCGTGCTCGTCTTGCGTCCGGCAGTACTTGAAGAGGAAGTACGCGAAGCGCTCGCGGCAGCGCTCCAGCTCGTGCTCGATCTCGATTTCCTGCACCCGCTCGGCCGCGCGGCGCCGGAGCGTAAGACGCGCGATCTCGGCGATCGGGAGCTTCGCCTCAGCGTACATCCCCCTTACCAGCCCCACTCGTACTCCTTCTTCTGCGTCTCCGCGCCGACCATCGTCCGGCCCCAGCGCTCCTCGATCCGGCGGAGCATTTCCTCGTCCGCGACTTCCGCCACGACGGCTTGCGCGAGCTCGTCGATCGCCTTCTGGAGCGTCTCCAGCGTGATTGCGCTATCCCGCCGGCGCTGCTCGAACGCCCCGCCGACCTCCTTCGCCGCCTGCTCCAGGAGCTGCGCGGCCTCCATGTACTTGCCCTCGCGGCGGAGCCTCCTCTCCATCTCGTCGAGCCGCTTCAGCCGGTACGCCTTCCAGACGATCCCCGTGTCGTAGAGACCGCGCTGGAACTCCTCCCTCGTCTTCTCGAACAGCTCGATCCACTTTTTGTCGAGGAAGCCCTCTGGGTGGTACGGCTTCGTCGGGTCGTGCCGGTGGATGTAGGAGAGCGGGATGTCGAGACCGAACTCCTCCTTGACCGCGTCCCGGACTTCCGGCGCGGACTCGTAGCAGGCGAGGCGCTGGATGATGAACGCCTTCACGCTGCTCGGCAGGCGATGGTAAGAGGGGCCTCGGTGCTCCTTCTCCTCCATCTCGTTCGGCGTCTTCAGTTCTTCGACCTCCTTCATTTCTCTCTAGACGGAATCGGACCTCGCCACATCGAGCCCGCCGCTGCGGCGATCCGCGTGAGCTCCTCCGGGTCCGGTGGGTCGGCCAGGTGCGTGATGAGCGCCTGTGCGAACCGCCGCTCTAGCGCGATGCTGATCGCAAGACTTCCGACCCGTACGATCAGGTTCCAGGCACCGTCATGGGCGTCCCTGCATGAGCGGTTCGGGCACGGCCGAAGCTGCCATGGCCCCATCACGCCGCTCCCTACCATGAGGTTGCCACAGTGGGCGCAGGTCGCGGCGACGGGCGTTGAGATGGCAAGGCGAGTCGTCATCGTAGGTTCGGGTGCAATTGCGTTATTGACAATATGCGTTGTCATGTGCTAAAATCGCAAGTGGTGTAAGGCCTCGCCAGCTCTAGAGATGGCAGTCGCGGAGATCGTTCTCGTCACGCCGGACGAAAATCCGGAAGCTCTAGAAGACGAAAGGAAGCGATTCGAGGAGATCTACGGCCATCCGCCGGACGCGGATGCCTCTCAGATCGTGGCCTGGGTCCGCGACCGCTACGACGAGCAGACCCCGGCCATGCAGGAGCGCTTCTACCGCTGGGTCTACCAGATCAAGTTCGCGACCGGCGACCAGTGGCTCATCACCACGGATGGCCGCACGTACTTCGAGCCGCCCGCCCCGGACGGCCAGGTGCGCGTCACCCGCAACCTCACCTGGAGAGCCCTGGAGTACCGGATCTCGAAGCTCACCGAGAACCGACCGATCCCGAAGGTACTTCCGCACTCGAACGAGATCAGCGACGCTGACAAGGCCGAGGCGGCGCAACAGCTGCTCATCCATCTCGACCGCGTCCTTGACCTTGGAAGCCGCTACGACGAGGCGCTCTGGTACGATGCGCTCTGCGGCTGCGCCTTTTTCTTCGTCGGCTGGGAAACAGAGACCGGCGAGTTCGTCCGCGCAAAGAAGGCTCGTCTCGTAATCGACCCGATCACCGGCACGCCACAGGTCGAGGAGTACTTCATCAACGCGGAAGGTGAGGAGGTCGGTTCACCTGACGAGGCGTTCCAGTATCGCACCGGCGATCCGGACGTGCGGGTGCTTCCGCCCTGGGCGGTCCGGGTCTCGAACCCCGAAGAGACGGACCCGAGGAAGCAGCGCTACTGGATGGTCGCCGAGGTCGTCGAGGTCTCAGAGATCAAGCGCCGCTACGGCCACGTGGCCGACAACATCAAGGGTGGCGACGAGTACGACCAGTACGTCTACTACGAGGATCTGATCTCCGGTTGGGCCGAGGACGGCTTCCGTAAGAGGCCAAAGGAGCGGCCCTTCGTTCCTCGCGCGCTGGTCATTCAGTACTTCGAGACGCCAAGCCTGGAGTACCCGAAGGGCCGGCACATCATCATCTGCGAGGACACGCTCCTCCACTACGGTCCTCTGCCCTACGGCAACGACGAGATCGGTTACTGTGTGCCGATCGTGCGCCTCAACACGATCCACAAGCCCAAGGACTTCTACGGCAAGGCGCACATCGAGGACATCATCCCGGTCCAGAAGACGATCAACCAGCTGGAGTCGCACGCCCTCGAATACATCCGCCTCTTCAGCCGTGGCGGGCTCGCAGCCGAGTACGGCACGACGATCGAGGAGAGCTGGTCGGACCAGTACGGCTCGATCCTCTACTACAGCGGCGAACGTCCCCAGCCGCTCAGCTGGCCGGGCATGCCGGCGGACGTCTGGCAAGCATTGTCTCGCGCCTACGAGAACTTCGACCGCATCGCCGGTTGGGCGGACGTGGCGCGCGGTGATGTGCCGCCGGGCGTGAAGGCGGCGCGGGCGATTCTCGAACTCAAGCGGAGCAACGATACGCCTCTCGGCAAGGCGCTCCAGCGCTTCGACCGGGCCGTCGAGCTTGTCTCGACGAAGCTGATCGAGCGGGCGAAGTGGGGTTACGCCGAGCCGCACTGGATTCAGATCATCGGCGCAGACTCTCCGCATCTGGTCCGTGCGATCACGTCGGACGATCTGCCCTCTCGCTTCACGGTCAAGATCGAGACGGACTCGATGCTTCGTCTCTCGTATCCGGCGAAGCTGGAGCTCCTCTTCGAGCTCGCGGACCGCCAGTGGGTGAGCCCCGAGAGCGCGATGCGGCTCCTCAACTTCGCCGATTGGGAGTATCAGAGCGGGCAGTGGAACCGCGACTACGCGAGGGCCAGGAACAAGATCGAGCGGCTTCTTGCCGGCGAGCCGGTCGGCGTCGAGTGGTGGGAGGACGACAAGGTCCACATGCTCGCGCTTGAAGAGCGCATGAAGGACCCGCGCTTCGACAGCCTGGAACCGTGGCAGAAGATGGCGCTCACCATGCTCTGGACCGAGCACTACAAGAACTGGATGATGAAGCAGCAAGGCATGTTGCCGCCGCAGCTCCAGGCCCTGATGCAACCGCAGGTCCCGGGGATGGCGGTCGGAGCCCCCGCGCTTCCTGCTCCGGCGCCCGCGCCCGCGCCCCAACCGGCGGGCGGATCGAGCTCGTCCCGCCGCGCCGCTCCCGACTTCTCTGGCGGAGAAGCGCTATACAACCCGGTCGACGTGAGTCCGGCCGAAGCTACAGCAGGGTACTGACGATGGTTCGCTGGTGCCGGCGTCATTGGCGCGGATGCACGGTCTTCGCCGTGGTGGGCATGATCCTTCTCGCCCCCTTCGGCGCCGCCGTCACGTATGGTTGGATGTGCTTCTGGCTTCTTCCCATGCTCGTCGCCGGCGCCTACCGCGCGTAGGCTTGACATTGCGCAATCCGCACCAATAATTTAGGTTGCGAAAGTCGCAGCACTCGGTCGTATGGGTGGCACCCAGACACGAGGTGTTGCATGAGAGTCTGAACCGGCCACGTGGTCCGGCAAGGACTCCAACCCAGCCGGGAGAGGGCGTAGGCCCTCACCGGCTTTTTTCGTACTCGCCGACCCCAACCTTGGGAGCCGAGGACAGACATGAGCGAAGATCTGGTGGCCGAAACGCAAGCGAGTGCCACGCCCGAACCGGCACCGGCCGACCCGGCGGCGGCACTGACTCCGAGCCGGAACTCGTCGTACGACCTCGCCCGCAGGGAAAAGCTGGCCGCGTGGCTGGCCGATACGGACGACGAGCCAGAGGCAGAGGAGACGGTTGAGGAAGAAGCGGCCACCTCTGACGAGGGCGAGGAAGACTCCTCTCCCCAGGACGCGGAGGCCCAGGCCGGAGAACCGGCCGCGCTCGCGACTCCCGACGAGGAAGGAGCTGCGGACGGTGAAGAGGCCGGGACGGCAACCGTCGATGCTGCGCCTACCCAGAAGGAAGCCGCAGCGAAGACGTCCGGACCCCGCAAGGAAGAGCGGTCTCGGGAGCCGAAGCGATACACCGCCAAGGTCGGAGACGAGGAGTGGGAAGCCCCTGAGGGCCTCGTTCTCCGCTACAAGGCGGATGGAGAAGAGCGCGAACGGACGCTCGATGAGGTCGTCCGGTACGCGCAGCTCGGTGAGAACTACGATCGCCGAAGCCGGGAGCTGGCCTCTCGCCAGCGGGAACTGGAGACGCGCTTCGCTCAGGAGCGCGAGCAGCTGCACCAGCAGTACGCTGCCGCGCTGAACCAGCTCCTTGAGACTGCCCGACGCTTCGCGGAGGACGCGGAGTTCCGGGAGCAGTTCCTGGAGGAGTACGAGCGGCTCCAGTCCAACCCCGAGGAACTAGAGCTCAGGGCCAAAGCGCAGCGGGCCGAACAGTACGAGCGTCAGCTGGAGGAGCTGCGCAAGCAGCAGCTCGCCAACTGGCAACGCCAGATGTGGCAGAACGTCGACGCGATCATCGCAGAGAACGCCGAGACGTATCCGTACGCTGACGCGAAGAGGGTCCGCGAGCGGTGGTACCAGGCGTACCTGCGCGATCCGAGCACTGCCGCCTCCGAGCCGTTCCTCGTGAACCTCATGCGTGAAGAGCACGAGGCGATCGCGAGGATCGTGGAGGGTGAGCGGCAGAGGGTCGAACAGGAGCTCACCTCCAAGTACCAGCGGGAGATCCAGCAAGCCAAGGCCGAGGCGGTCGTACAGAGAACGAACCAGACGACCGACCAGGCCCTCGCGCGTGAGCGAGTCGCCCGGAAGGTCCCGAATGCGACGCCCGCGCCTGTTCCGAAGGCTGGGGCTCGGATCAAGACCTACCAGGACGCCTCGCGTGCGCTGAGGGAGTGGGCCGAGTCGCCGTAACCCTTGTGACCGCACGATGGCCGACATCGCAAACGCTAGCCAGATCGACACGATCAAGGGGCTGCTGAAGGAGGTCTGGACGGACATCTACAAGCCGACCCAGAACCTCGTTCACCCCCTGCTCTCGGAGGCGCAAAAGGCGCAGCGCGTCCAGTTCGACGGCTACAAGATCCACGGCGCCGTCAACACCCAGCTGGGTGGGAATGTCGTCTCGATCGGTGAGGGCAAGAAGCTGCCTCCGCCGAGCCAGGGGCACGATGCTCAGTGGGAGACGACGCCCTCCTACACCTACGCCCGGTTCGCCTTTACCGGGCCGGCGCTCGCCGCGACGAAGCGGCAGCGTGGTGCCTACAAGCGGCTCGTCGCGCGTCTGACCGACGACCGCATGAAGAGCATCCGGCTCTACAAGAACCGTGTGCTTCACGGCAACGGCGACGGTGTGCTGTGCCGGGTCCAGTCGGTGGACGGCAACACCATCACCGTGACCGCAGCGTACGGTGTCGCCGGCGCGGGTCCGGGCACGCGGTTCCTCAGGCCGGATGAGTACTACGCCGTACTCGCGCCGGACGGGACGGTGCGAGGCCGGATGACGTCCACGGACGTCGACCGCGCCAACCAGGTCCTGACGGTCGATGCGGTGCCGTCGGGCACGACGGCGGGCGACATGATCGTGCTTGCGACGGCCGACGACACGGCGTACGGCCGTGAGCCGAACGGCCTGCTCGCCATGATCGACGATGCCGACGGGACGGTGCTCGGGATCGACAACACGCACCCGAAGCAGAAGTCCTGGAGGAGCCCGATCATCGTGGCGAACGGCGCGATCAACGAGAGCCTGCTCATGCGGGCGCACATGCGCGTGCGCTCGGAGAGCGGGATGGAAGTAGGGCGTGACAACTACTTCCAGATGACCACGCCGGGTCTCTACCTCCGGTACGGCGAGACGCTGACCGCGCTCAAGCGGTTCAACGACACGTACCGGCTGCGCGGTGGGTTCGACACGGTCGACGTGAACGGCATGCCGCTGTTCATCGACCCGGACCACCCGCTCGGGATGTTCACGATCGTCTGCAAGGAAGACATCGCGGTCGTGGACCTCGAAGATCTGGGCTACATGGACCTCGACGGCTCGATGTACGCCCGGATCATGGACGTCGACGGGTTCGAGGTGACGATCAGGGAGTACTGGTCGTTCATCACGCCTCGGCGTAACACGCACCTCCGGATCGAGGCGATCTCGGGGGATGACGAGACCCTGATTCGCGGCGGTGGCGCCTACTAAGGCCCACGCCCGAATGAGCCCGCCCGGGGAGGGAACTTCACCCCTTCCGCCCTCCCCGGGCGCGGCATAACCCAAGGGAGAGCGATGGCAAAGATCCAACGAGTGACGCGCGCTCACGCTCCGTTCGAGGACAGCGAGGTCTACCAGCTCCGCATGAACTTCAACCGGCTGGTGCAGAAGTTCGAGGCGCTCCTCGCCAAACTCGATGCCGACGAGGGCGTCCAGGACACGGACTATGTCGCGCTACTCGGCGAGAACAGCCCGAACGCGCCGGCCATGGTCCTGGGCCACTTTGAGTGAGGGATGAGCCGAATCATCACGCTCACGAACCCCATCCAGAGCACGCCTCGCAGCAAGCTGCCAGTCGAGCGGCGTGAGCCGCCGCCCGAGGCGCAGCGCGAGCTTCAGGAGGCGTTCCCCGACTGCTTCTACGAGTGGATGCCCAACGCGAAGCGCTGGGCTGTAAAGCGCCGGGTGCCGTGGGACCAGATCGACCGGCTCGCGAAGGAGGGCAAGATCACCCAGGAGGACATCGACGCCTACCGCGAGATGCGGCAGATGGACGGCCTGGGCGATGCGGGCGGTGAGATCATCGTCCATGCGTTCACCGTCCAGGACCCGGAGACGGGCGAGCCGATCGAGCCGTGCAGCATGGTCGTCGAGGCCATGAAGCGGGCCGATGCGTACCGGCACCCCGGCGGCATTCGCGGAGCGCTCAAGGAGGTCATCGAGAGAAACAAGAAGCGCGAGCAAGAGCTGGATCAGTGGATCGCGGATGCGATCGATGCGGCAGTCGAGAAGTACGCGCCCTGGCTCAGGCAGCTGCCGCGCATGTTCTACCCAGACCCAGAGGTACTCAAGAAGAAGAATGAGCAAGGTCACGGAACTGATCGAGGAGGCGAGGCAGCAGGAAGCTGAGGCCGAGGCCATGAAGGCTCGTGGCCCGAGGAAGGGTCCTGGCCGTAGGCCCAAGAAGGAAGAGGAGGTAGAGGCTGCACCTCAGATGCCGCAGGCCGGAGATGCCATGATGGCTGCGCTGGTGATGCAGCTCATGGAGCAGGTCTCCGAGCTGAAGCGGCGGCTTGAGGATGCGAAGGCGCGCGCAGCCTCTATCGAGGCGCTACCGCCGCCTCTTCCGCCCCGTGCTGCCCGCCGGCACATCCGGGTCATGAAGGACCCCTTCACGGTGATCCGGGTCGAGGTGCCGGAGGACTACGACGGGCCGGGCGCAGACGGCGAGATCGTCAATGGCTACCTCAACCATGAGCGCACCCTGCTGCGCGCGTAAGCCGTGGACACCCTCGGAAACCTCAAGGCGCGAGTCTGGAACGAGCTGGACTCCGACGCATCGGACCCGTTCTACCCTGAGGCGCGGGTCGTCGAGGCGCTGAACACGGCGCTCGTTGAGGCGGTCGACCGGCTCACGGCGACCGGCGCGCGGCGTCGGTACATGAAGCGCGTTCCGGACCTGTCGCTTGAGGCGGGGTTCGATGCGACGAGGCTCGTCTGGAGCCTGCCCGCTAACTTCCGCCGGCCCTTCGAGCTTCATCGTGGGGTTACGCTGGTCAGCGAGGTCCGAAGCGAGCGGGACTTCTCGACCCATGGCCCCGATGGCTACCTCGTCGTCGGCCGCGAACTCTGGCTCACCGAGGGCACGGACCCGAGGAAGTTGGAGGTCTGGTACTTCTACATGCCCGATCCGATGCGTGTAGACGACGACAGGCCGGATTGGATCGAGGGCTATGAGGAGTACCTGGTGAAGAAGGCAGCGGCGCTGCTCCTCTCGAAGGGCGACGTGGGCGATCCCGAGCTGAAGCACCGTGAGGCGGATCGCATGTGGCCGGCCATCATCATGGCGGCGCGCTCGTCTGCGCTTCCGACGACGATCCGCAAGCGGCCGGTCTACGGCGAACTCTGGTACTGACGAGGAAGCAAATGCCTTACACCGTTGTTACGCCGATCTCGGCGGTCCTGGCATCGAACGACGTCTCGGTGGATGCGTCGGACACGGGGAGCTACACCTGCCAGCACTACGCCCCGTGGGTCCGGGTCGTGGCTTCGGCGCCGATCCGTGTTCACGTGGACGGCTGGGCCGGGGCTGCGGGAGCAACATCGCTCCTCATCCCGCCGGACACGCCCACGCTGCTCCGGCATCCCGGGAAAGGGAGGGCGGTCTCGTTCTACAACGAGGGCAGCTCCGCAGCGAGCGTGAACGTCGCCGAGATCGAGATCTGATCCCTAGCACGCAAGAAAGGTCCCATTCACCGGCCGGTGTTTCCACCGGCCGTTTTTCTTGAGATCACGGTGGCTCGCAGACCGCTTCTCTGGCGACAGGACGACTTCAGCGGCGGGATGGTGAGCAGGGACACGCCCGGCCCGCTCGCGCGGAACGAGTGTGAGTTGCTCATCAACGTCGACCTGAACGACGTGCCGTTCGCGAAGAAGCGGCGAGGCTTCAGGAAGATGAACAGCACGCCGCTCGCCGGCCCCGTGCAGGGCATCTTCGAGCATCGCCCGAAGGACGGCACGCGCCACTTCATGGTCTTGGCGGGGGGCACGCTCTATCGCTGGGACAAAGCGACGGACACGTTCGTCACGGTGGGCTCGGGCCTTGCCGGCACGCCGAACGTGCGTGCGTGCTTTGTCCCGTTCGGGGATCTGCTCATCATTCTGAACGGCGTCAACGAACCCAGGAAGTATGATCCGTCCACCGGCACACTGGAAATTCTGGGGGGCAACCCCCCGCCCGCGAGCTTCGGCGCTGTCTACTACAACCATCTCTTCCTGTCCGGCGTGGCGGGGTTTCCGGCGCGGATCTGGTACAGCGAGACGAACGACCCGGAAGACGGCTACGAGTCCAAGAACTACTTCGCCGACCTCATCGTCTCGGACAGCTCTGCTGTGACGGCGTTCTTGCCGCTCGATCAGGAGCTCATCGTCGGCAAGCGGCGCAGCATCACGGCGATCCGAGGCATGGACCCGCGCGACTTCTCGCAGCCGCAGAACCGCGCCGCCTACACGAACGAGTACGGCATCGTCCACTACAAGGCGATCCTCGATGTCGCGGGCGTGCCGTGGTTCCTCTCGGACTCGGGCGTCTATAGCCTGCGCGGCCCGTTCGACCTGCGAGAGGAGTCGTGGGCGATCCACGACCATATCGAGCACCTCGACCCGACACGAATCCAGCGCTCGTTCGCGGTCCATCTCCAGCAGCGGGGCCAGGCGATCTTCTGGGTCCCGCGCTACAACGGCACGCACATGGACCTCGGCCTCGTCGCGCACCCCGGTCAGGGCCGGGGCGAACGCGCGGCGTGGTCGCTGTGGGAAGGTCCGGAGCTCACGGCTGCGGCTGTGGGCTGGGACGTGATCGAGGGCGAGGTGCTCTACCTCGGTGACGCGAACGGCTTCGTCTACCGCGAAAGCCTCGCCTACATGGACGACACCACGCCGGTCCGTGCCGTCTACCGGAGCGGCCCGATCGACATCGGGCTTCCGAATCATCTCAAGGTGCTCCGGGAGGTCGGCGTCGAGGCAGAGGTCGCCAAGGTAACTCAGATTACCGTAACCGCGATTACCGACCGCGACCGGGCCGTCGACACAAGGACGGTCACGCTCCCTGCCCCGAGCTATGACGACGAGGGCCAGGACCCGGACGACCCGCTCTCCGGACGACAGATCCGCCGTAGCGCAGTCTACGTCGCGCAGCGCGGCATCCAGCACCAGATCAAGCTCGAACACACTGACGGCGACGAGTTCCGGCTCTCCGGGGTTGAACTCCGTTCGTACGCTTATGGGACGTCGAGAGGGAGGAAGGTATGAGCTTCCCTGAGGTTCCTTTCCCGGTCGCACCGCCCAGGGTCGATAGCGACCCCGCGCGTGGGCTGAGGCAGATCGCTCAGTGGGCTTACAACCGCTTCCAGGAGATTGCGCGGATCTTCAGCTCGCCGCGCTTCCGCCCGGTTGAGGTCGTGGACGAGCTCCCGCCGCCAGGCCAGAAGGGGCGTGTAGCTATCCTGACCACGGACAACAAGATCTACCGCGACACGGGGACCGAGTGGACGGTGTCTGTGCCGACGGTCGATCTCTCGGGCGTGATCGAGACGCACCAGATCGGCGATGGGGCCGTCACGACGGTGAAGCTCGGCAACTTCTCCGTCACGTCGGAGAAGCTAGAGGATCAGGCTGTGACGACAGCCAAGCTGCGGGATCTCTCCGTCACGACGACGAAGATCGGTGACAATGCGATCACGAAGATCAAGTTCGCGCCGGGCCTGGAGCCGATTGAGGTCGTGGACGAGCTGCCGCCGCCCGGAAATCCCGGGCGCGTGGTCATACTCACGAGCGACTACAAGCTCTATCGCGACACGGGAACCGAATGGACGTCAGCCGTGCCGACGAGCGATCTCGAAGGCCAGATCGACGGAAGCCAGATCATCGACTTCGCGATCACCGAGCGGAAGATGAAGCTCTCCACGCACATGATCTACTAGGCGCGTCCCATGTGGTTTGGACTTTGGCGTATGAACGAGAAGAAAACCCAAGAAAAAACGAATGGCCCACGGGTCGTAGACGCGCTCCCCGCGCTCCCGAACAAGGACATCCCTGTGGGCACGGTGCTCAAGCTCAGCATCAACAACTGCCTGTATCGCTGCGAGGGGGATCGTTGGGTGAAGATCCCCGAAGAGGAGTGACGATGGCTACGAAGACGACAACGGCGCGGAAGAAGGCCGCGCCCAGGACCACGAAGAAGGGCAAGGACGAGCTGGACGTGCGCATCGAGGCGATCGTCGAGCGCGTGCTCGCGGAGAAGCTGGGGCACCTGCTCGATGACGTCTCGTGGCGGCTCAAGCATTTCTACGAGCTCGCGGATAAGATCCCGGCGGAGGGACTGAACCTCCAGCATCATCTCCTGACGGGGTACACGCTCACGAACAACAGCCCGTCCTCGGGCTACATCGCGTGGGCGGACCTCCACGTCGTCTA